GGCAGAACGCCAAGATCACCGACCCGGCCATGATGCAAAAGGCCCTGGAGGCGATCGCCTACCAAGGGCAGGCGGGCAGTTTTGAAGCGGCCGACATGGCGCGGTGGTTTCCTGAGTTGCTGGCCGGTATGGGCAAGCTGGGCATCACCGGGATGGATTCGGTCACGCAACTGGGCTCAATGCTTCAGGTGCAAATGAAGACCGCCGGCGGCTCGGATGAAGCGGCCAACAACCTCAAAAACTGGATGGAGAAAATCGGCTCGGGTGACACGGTCACGGCCTACAAAAAGGCCGGGATCGACTATCAGGCGTCGATGAATACCGGCCTGCAGAATGGCAAGTCCACGTTGGAATCCAGCTTCGAGCTGGCGCAAAAATACATCGCTGCGACCGACCCGAAAAAGGCCGCCGCGATGGCCGAGGCCACGGCCAAGATCAGCCAGGAGGCGGACCCGGAAAAGGCCAAGGCCATGATGGCCTCCCTGGAGAAAGCCTTGCGCACCGGCGATCTGTTCGCCGATATGCAGGTCAAGGGTGCCCTGACCGCGTTCATGCAGAACAAGGAGCTGTACGCCAATCTCAAAAAGGACTCGGCGAATGCCACCGGGATCTTGGACAAGAACCTGGAGGAGCGCCGGCAGTCCTCGGCGCAGAAATGGTCGGAAATGGCGCAAGGCACGGACGACGCCATGCGCGCGATCGGCGACGCGTTCCGGCCGGTGACCGATAAGGTGGCCGACGGGCTGACCTACGTCGCCCAAGGGCTGAGCAAGCTGTCGGACGAATCGCCTAGAGTGGTGACCGGCATCGGCGCGGCCGTGGCGGCGGTGATCGCCTTTCAGAGCGCCATGAGTACCTTCAAGATCGCCAAGGGCTTGCTGAACATCGGGCGCGGCTCGCTGATGGGTAATCCGAACATCCCGCAGAAGGTGATCGTGACCAACATGGGGGCCATGGGCGGCGGTGGCGGTCTGGATGCCGGCGACCTCGATGGCGATGGGAAGAAGGGCAAGAAGGGCGGTAAGGGTGGTCGTGGTCGTGGCGGTGGCGGCAGCGGTGGTGTCGGGAATGTAGTGAAAGGGGCGACGGTGTTCGCGGTGGTGGAGGCCGGTATCAAGGCCGTCGACACCTATCAGAACGCCGAGACGCAGGACGAGAAAGCCGAAGGTTACGGCGCGGCAGCGGGTGGGCTGGCGGGCACGCTGGCCGGGGCCGCTGCTGGGGCGGCGATTGGTTCCGCGGTGCCGGTGATTGGCACCATTGTCGGCGGCTTGATCGGCGGTTATCTCGGCAGTCGCGGCGGTGACGCCTTGGGTGGCTACCTCGGTAAGTCGGCATTTGGTACGCCTGACGCGCTGAAGCGGCTGCCGGACGCCGGGCCGTTGATGATGGCGAATGCCGGAAAGGACATCCCGCCGGTGCTGGGCGGAATTTCCCGGTCATTCGCACCCTCGACCACCGGGCCGTTGATGCTGACCCATCCCGGCCAAGGCGCTGGGCCCGGGGCGAGCGTCGCGGCTACGGCGGCAGCGCCGCCGGTGTCGTATGACCCGCGCGACCTGGAGTCGAAAGACGCCATGTTGCTGCCGCACTTTGCCAATAAGGTGCGCTTTCCGGGTTCTGAGCTGCGTCGACCCAAGGTCATTAAGTCGGGTTTGGAAGACCCCGCCCCGCAACCGGGTGACGCCGCGAAAGCCATGATGTTGCCGCCGGCCAGCGCGGACGCGGCGGCCGGGGCACTGGTCAAGCCGATGGCGGCGAAAGCGGAAGCGCCCAAGGTCGAGTCGAACGTAGCGATTCAGGCGCCGTTCTCGCTGACGGTCAACGGCGACGTGAAGGATGGCAATCAGCTTTTTGCGCAGATCAAGCCGCAGCTCGATCAGTACTATCGCGACATGGCCAAGCAGGTGGGGAGCGCTCGACTGTTTGACGCGCCGCACGTTTAATCGGGAGGGCATATGTCTGATCAAAACAAGACCGCATTGCAGCGATTACAGTCGGGGCTGGGTTTCCTGACCTCGGCCGGGGAAACCGGGCGGCGCAGCCTGGACGGAATGTTGGGGCCAGTGAATGGTGCGATCGGGGAAATCACCGGCGCCGCGTCCGAGCTGGAGGGGCTGCCCTTTGTCGGGCCGGCGGTCGGCGCCCAGCTTCAGCGCGTCATGCGTGGGGTGAATGCCGCTCAGGCCCAGGTCGGGAAAGTGGTGGCCATGTACGGCACGGCCACCCGGGCGCTGTCGCAAATTGATGAACGCATGGGCGTGCTGAAGGAGCAGGCGGGCAAGGCGGCGACGGCGATCGGCAAGATCGCCGGCAAGGTCAGCCCGGCGCTGGCCAACATTGTGCCCACGGGTGCGTTTGCCACGGACCAGACGCCGGCACCGGAGGCGGTGAAACCGTTCCCGCACCTGCTGATCATCCAGCCGCAAGATCCTAAGGCGCAGCCGTATTTCTTCAACCTCGACACGGCGGCCTTTGACGAATTGCGGCGCTCGACCGAATTCCGCTGGGCCTCCCAGGAGCGCCTGTCGCGGCGACCGGCGCAGCAAGGCGTGGGCATGGGGGACGAAAAAATCACGCTCAAGGGCGCGATTTTCCCCGGCTTCAAGGGCGGCCTGAAACAGCTCGACACGCTGCGCACGCTGGGCGCCCAGCTCAAGCCGCTGACCCTGACCACGGGTTATGGCGACGTGCTGGGCACCTGGTGCCTGAAAAGCATCGAGGAAGAACAAAGCTCGCTGATGCAAGGCGGGATCCCGCGTAAACAAGGGTTCACTCTGGAGTTTGGGCACTATGGCGACGACATGCAGAACGTCTGACGGGGATCTGCTGGACACCATCTGCCATAACTTCTATGGCCACCTCAACGGCAGCGTGGAGGCGGTGCTCGATGCCAATCAGGGGCTGGCCGAAGAGGCGCAGCCCTATCGCAACGGTGTGGTGATCGTGCTGCCGGATCTGGCGCCGCCGGCTCAGGAGCAGGTGACCTTGTGGGACTGATGCCATCCGGAGTATTCGCCGGCGAATGATCGCGTTACGCGTAACGAACCGTGACTACCTTGAGCCCGCCTTGTGCGGGTTTTCTTTTGGAAGCAATCCATGACCCCTTTGTTTCGTATCGTGGCCGATGGCGCCGATATCACCGGCCTGATCAATGATCGGCTGATTCAGCTCAGCACCACCGACAAGCCGGGCATGGATTCGGACACGTTCGAACTGCGCATTGATGACCGTGACGGGCTGGTAACGTTGCCCCGGCGCGGCATCGGGATCGAGGTCTACCTGGGCTATGCCGAGACGGGGCTGGCCCGCCTGGGCCGCTACGTGGTCGATTCGGTCACGGTGTCCGGGCCGCCGGATACGATCGTGATCAAGGGCAAAGCCAGCGACATGCGCGGCAGTGGTAAGACCATCCGCAGCGGAAGCTGGGAGGACGTGCCGCTGTCGAAGATTGTCGGCGATATCGCCGCGCGCAATGGCTGGGCGCCGGGGTGTCCGGTGTCGACGAAGGTCGCACGGGCGGACCAGCTCGGCGAATCCGACTTCAATTTCATCACGCGCCTGGCTAAGCAATACGACTGCACCGCCAAGATCGCGGACGGCAAGTTGTTGGTGATGCAACGTCAAGGCGGACAGACCGCCAGCGGCAAGGCCTTCGGCGCGATCACCCTGACGCGCAGCGACGTCAGCCGCTGGCAGTTCAATCTGGAGGATCGCAACACGCACAAGTCGGTCGGGGCCAAGCATCAGGACAAGAAAACCGGAAAGCTGGTGGTGGTGTCCCTGGAGAATGACGACCTGCCGACCGGCCTGCCGGCGGTGCATACCGATCGTCATATCTACCACAACAAAACCGCCGCCGAGTCTGCCGCCAAGGCGCGCTTGGCCGCGTTCAACCGATCGAGCGCCGGCGTGCGTTTCGAAATGCCTGGCCGCACAGATCTGTTTGCCGAACGCCCGATCATTGCCCAGGGCTTCAAGGTCGGCCTCGATGGCGAGTACCTGACCGATTCGGTCGAGCAGGTCTACACCCAAGCGGGCTGGTCGACCACCGTCGAATGCAACGGCGGCAAGCACGGCAAGGCGAAAGCCAAGGGCAAGAAGCCGAAGAAACAAACGAAACCGCTCAAAGTCGTGAGCCTGTAACCGCGCTGTTGCGCATCCCTAATCCGCCGTGTGCGGTTTTTTTATGCCTGGAGTTTGTATGGCCATCACCGAACAACAACTGCAACGCATCATGCCCAACGCCCGCCGCCAAGCGGGCGTTTTTGTATCCGTCCTCAATGCAGCCATGGCGCACCGGCAAATAACTACCCCGAAGCGCCAAGCGGCGTTCCTGGCCCAAGTGGGCCATGAGTCGGGTCAGCTGCAGTATGTCCGTGAGCTGGGTGGTGAGCAGTACTTGAGCAAGTACGACACCGGCAATCTGGCGGTGAAACTGGGCAACACGCCGGAAGCAGACGGGGATGGCCAGCGCTATCGCGGTCGCGGTCTGATCCAGATCACCGGCCGCAACAATTACCTGCGCTGCAGCTTGGCGTTGTTTGGTGATGAGCGACTGCTGCGCACACCTGAGCTGCTGGAATTGCCGCAATGGGCTGCCGAGTCGGCCGCATGGTTCTGGTGGGTG